TCTTCTCCATAACTGCCAACTGAACATTCTTGCCAACTGGTGCTTTGTTGATGTGTGAACTGGTAATTGCCAGTAGTGTTTCCCATTGACTGTTTGGTATCTCACAGACATCAATTTCCATATCATTTGGATGCACAGTGAAATCAGAAAACAAATCATCTTCTGGTGGAAATAAAGAAGATGGTAACTTTTCAAGGTCTTTCAATTTCTCATCACGCATGTATTCTTCGGTATTTACAATGTTACTGAAATAATCATTGAATACTTTTGAACAATGTAGTGCTTGTTCTCTGGTGAGAATCATACTTTAAACCCTTCAAATTTCTTATGTTGTATTTTGTTTTGTGAACCGATTGGCGCAGTGCCAGCATCAGCCAAACCAGATTGTGCAGATTGTTCAATATCATACAACCTCATCTTAGCACGGTCAACACCAATCGTAAATCGTTTGTAATAACCAGGGTCATTATACCGATTCTTTAATTGTTTAACCATGATTTGTCCCATGGCTTCCAAATCTTCACTTGTAATTAAGGCGAACATCAAGTCTGCGGTGGCTGGGAGTCCGAATGATTCACTGGTGTCCTCAAGACCTGGATCGCTGCTTGTAAATCCTGATCGAGTGGTCTGTGTGGCGCTAACAATAGGCACATTAAACTCCACCGCAAGTCCTCTAAGTTCTTCAGCAATCGATTTAACATAGGTGTACGAATTAATATTTGCGCCAGCCTTAATACGAGAACTACAACAAATATTAAGGTAATCAATAAAGATAATATCAGGAACAAAAGACTTTTTAAGATTAAGTTCATTTAGTAATGTCCTAAAGTGTGTGACGGAAGCGGATGCTGTTGGATATTCTTTGATAATAAGTTTACCAGTTACCTTCTCTTTAACTTTGGCAACTTTCTTATCATACATTTCTTTTGGTAAATCAATCAGGTCATCTAAGGTAACATTCAATAAGTTAGCATCAATTCGTTCTGCTATCTTTTCTTCAGCCATTTCCATAGTGATGTATAAAGCGTTCTTGCCTTGGACCATAGCGCCTGCTGCCACATGGCACATAAACAAAGATTTGCCAACACCCGTACCAGCCAAAGCAATATTGAGAGTCTTAGTTGGAAGACCACCTTTTGTAATCTTGTTGAAGTAATCGAGGTCGAAAGGAATTCGCTCCTCTTTTCTATGATAGAAATCAAAGCGAGCATCAGAGTTTTCAAGATAATCATGTCCTACTGTTGTGTCGAAGGATACCGCCAAGGCGTCCGATAATATAGAGGGAATCGCACCTTTGTCTTGGGCTTTGTCTTTTCCATCGAGAATAGAAATGGCCCGTAATACACCATTGTATATCGCCTTCTCTTGGCAAAACTTTTCCGTCTTGTCGACAAGCCATTGAACCTCGGTTTGTTCTTGGCGATGATTGTTAATTTCCGTGAGATAAGTTTCGCAGTTCTTAACTTCGTCATCTGATAGATTGGTCTTTTCTTTGACGGCAATACTAAGTGCTTCAATCGATGGCGGTGTATTGTAGTCCTGCGTGAATGATGTAATTTCATTGAATAATGTCCTCTCTGTTCTGTCAGAGAAATATTCTTCTTTAAGGAATGGTAATACTTTTCTTAGATATTCTTCATTGAATATCAGTGATTTCAGAATCGCTTGTTCCAGTTTCATCAATTATTTCCTGCTCAATGTTAGATGACATAAGCTCAACGAGCAAGTCACCAATATAGTTTCTAAATGCTTCATCTTTTTCCATCTTCTTAGGCTTCATTACAGGAGATTCTATCACATCATAAGCGAAAAGTAAATAGACATCTGCACCTTTTTCTTCAAACTTTACTTTACCATATTTGAATATGGTATTCTTGTATGGTCCGTCTAAGAATTTAATATGTACCGCAGATGCATCTTCTTTAGGATAGATAAAACAATAATCAATACCTTCAATCATCTTCCACTCCGTTAGTAGTCTCCACCGTATCAAACAAATCTTCTTCACCATCTTGCATAATGGCACCAGAAGCAATTTGATATTGGTCTTTTACATAATCTTGAAATTTCGTACTTGTGATAAGTGACATCCAGAAATCTTTGGTATCGGTTTCTTTCTCACGATATTTCTTTTCTTCTATTTCGCCTGTTTTTGGATCAACTTTACTATACCATCCATTCGAGGGTTTAACAACAAATCCACCAGCAAGTGCGATATCAAGTAACCCTGACCAACGGCTAATACCGCCATCAAAAGTAACAGATACAGGGATCTTAGATTTCTCTTTGACATAGCGACTCTTTTCAACGTTAATAATAAAATTATAACCGGTAATTTCTTTACCGTCTTTTTCTTGTTGACGACCCAATACAAAAATATTATCAGCTGAGTAATATGAACCTGTACCACCACCAACGATTGCTTTAGGGAACATTCCAATTTCCATGTAAGTATGGTTAACTACAACCATTGGAATATCTTTGAGTGATAAATGTGGAGTTACCATTCTGAATAGCGACTTAACTGCCTTTGCTCTGGACATATCACCAACAGTTTTACCTTCTAAGGCATCATTAACTTCTTTGATAGATGCCAAATTACCAATTGAATCAACAACAATAATCAGATGGTCACCACGTTCAACCTGATTCATCTGTTGCATGATATCAATCTTCAACTGCTCAATGTCAGTAAGAGGGGTATGAAGAACACGACTAGTATCAATACCAAAGGAATCAAAATAGGATTGCGGCGTTCCAAACTCCGAATCGTAGAATAAAAGAGCTGCATCAGGATATTTGTCCAAGTAAGATTTGGCCATCAATAATGAAAATGCTGTCTTAAAATGTTTGGATGGACCTGCCCACATTGTAAGACCTGGTGTTAAACCACCGTCTAAACGACCACTCAAGGCCACGTTAATAATTGGTACTGAAGTTGGGATCATGTCCTTCTGAGTGAAGAACTTGGACTTCGATAGAATAGCAGATTCTTTAATACTACTATTCTTTTTGATTTTATCTAAAATGCTCATTTACTTTCCTTTTCACGAAACGAATATGGTGCCTCATAATCATACTTAGGCTCTAGTATTTTGGTGGAGATACCGGCCGACTTAACCTTTTTTGATTGAACAGGCGTCTCGATTGAAGCGATGTTTTCTTTTTCGATTTCAATTTTATTACTCTCCCGTTCTTCATCACTTTGAATTGTTGAAATCCCACCTTCAGAAGAAATCTCGGTATCGTCAGTCTTGCTCTCATCTTTCTCTTTCAAACTAATATTCGCAGATATCAATAATAACACAGCTAATGGGTCAAATACAACCATTATTAGCATGATTACCAGTCTTACTGCTTTATCTAAACCATTCTCATCATTACCATATATCATATCGGCAACATATTTGATAGGTCCAACTTCTGCCACTAGTTTATTTGATTCTTTTAAAAGTGGTAATTTTCTTTTATTAATATCTGCCAGTTCTCTTTGTGTATCTTGTATTTGTTTATCTAATTTGTTACTGGCATTAGATGGTTCTTTGGCACGAGCCATCAAATAATCCAATTTATCTTGTGTCATCTTTTCTTGTTGATTCAAAGATTTCACTTCTACAATATTTGAACCAGCATCTAATGTAGAATCAATATGTGCCTTAGATAAAAAACCAAAAATACCCATACTTGTAATCAACATAAGAATTACTACAGCTGATGTCAAATATGTTTTTAATAAAAGTGGGCAGGTCTTCCAATTACGATACAGCCATGATGCAGTAACTAACTTACTCATCTCAAGGACCGAACCCATAAAAACGATTGGCCAAAAAGCACCAGTAAAGATTGCCGCTAATCCAATTACGGAATAATAAGCGGCAATACCTGATAACAATATGGCAGATAAGAATGTCAAATAAATCATGAAAAGAAATCCTCCAAACTACTTACTTTTTCGGTTGTCCATTTCATACAAGTCAAAATCACTTTAATTGGTTCTAAGAATGCCTTATCGAACTGAACATCATAATCCACATAATCATCAAGACCAAACTCTTTTGGTAAACGACCAGGGAAAGAAATGACAGTATCTTTAAATGGGTTAGGCATCTTTAGATAACTATACTTCAATTTCTCACCTTCTTGAATCAACGGATACTTTTTGGTAAGATTCATCTTCTTTAGATAGTGATTATACAAGATAGCACCTTTGACATGCATTGGTGTTCCCAATTTGTATAACTACTTAGCCCATTACATCCACGAGGTGATGAGATTTCTTCCGGTGGTAACTTTCTAAAATCTTCTCTAAAGTTCCTAATGAAGTTGTGCATATCATCTTCAGTACCATTCATCATGATTGAAATAGATTCTTTCATCTTCTCACGAATAACAGCAGGAGTGGAAGATTTAATCATTTCAAGACCCATAACTTTTAATTCTGGTTCTTTGTATTGTACACCTTCGTTGTTATATACGTTCAGAATATAACGCTTCTTGGCAGTCCAAATACCCTTGTCAGAAAGACCTTCTCGTTTCATCTGCATCTTTTGGTCATAAGCATGAACATAATCAGCAAGTTCTTTATATGACTTATCAATGAATGGTTGAATTTTATCTTCACAGATTTTATCCATGAGAGAGATTACTTTTTGTTTATCTGAAGTATCCTTGATAAACTTATTAACCAATTCTCCCATTCGAAGGTAAATTGAATCAGTATCAGAAGCAATAACATAATCAACATCTTTAGTCTCCAGAATTTTATTCATCCATTGATTAATCTTGGCTTCAATCCAACGAATACTTAATTGCCCAGCAGTCGTGACACCAAGCGCCATACGGAGGTCATAAAAACGAAAGTACTGAGAACCCAAAGCACCATAAGCAGAGTTAAGAGAAACTTTTTTTGCCAACTGAATGTTGTTATATTTTGCAATACGTTTTTCAATTTCATATTTTTTGGATTCATCAGGTTCATTTTCATATTCCTGTTTTGCTTTCAACATCATCTTTTTGAACTTGGAACGGTCAGTATACATTTCTTCCATCATTCTAGGTAAGAAACCTTGAATGTCTGTACGGAAGAATTGACCATTTGGAGTAATTGTTACTCCTTCCAAAATCGATGTATCCACATCTTTTGCCAGCATCTTATCTACTGATACACCAGCGGATAGAATCGCTCTCATCGATTCTGTATAGTTCTCAGGTTCAATCAAAGTCTCCGGTGAGATATTGTATTGCATCATCAAATGTGGATAAAGTGAATTCAAGTCAAACGAGGCAACCCACTCATGAGCACCAACTTGAACTTCTTTAACATAAGCACCTTCAAACATTCCATCTTTTTCTTTGATGATACGTGGTGGTACAATGATACCTTTCTCAAACAAATAAGAATTTGTCAAGGCATCCCACATACGAGTTTGAGCAAAGATGTCCTCAAAGTTTGTCTTGGTATCATAAGCCAAGGTTACACCCAACTCGAGTAACTTTAACTTATCTTCCAACTTGATAATCAACTCAACGTCTTTGATGTTATACTCAATAAACTTTTGATAGTTCAAACGATATAAAGAATGTAGGTTATCATATTCATCATATGAAATCTTACCTTCACCGAGTTCAACTTGAGCAATGGCATCCAAACGATAAGACTCTTGTGACTTTCCACCAGGAGCATACCATTTGTACAGTTCAATATAATCGAGAGATTCAACACCCATCAAATTATAGGCAATCATTTCTCTACCATTGATTTTTGTTCTACGCTCACCAATGTAATTCCAAGGTGATAATTTCTTGGTCAAATCTTCACCAAGAATCTTACGAAAACGATTGATGATATATGGTTCATCAAAGAACTTAGTATTCCAACCAGTGAGAATGTCTGGACATTTATCAGTCCACAGGTGCAAGAATTGACGGCATAAAGAATGTTCATCTTTACACTTAACATAAATTACCCGTGAAGTATCATTCTCTTTATCGAGAGTTTTATCATAATCACCACAACCAAAGACATACGTATCGCCACCAAGATACTTGATAGCAATAGCAGTAATAGGTTCATTTGCTTGGTAGGGATCAGGGAATCCATTCTCAGAACCAACCTCAATATCGATTACACCGATTAGAACTTTATCAAAGTCATAATCAACCATACCAGTATGTTGGTCGGCAATATAGGCATATTCAAATCGTGTTTGACCATAGATTGTAGGAGTACCATGAACACCATCAAACTGTTTAATGAAGTCTTTGGCGGACCTCATATCAGTAAAGATTTTCTGGTCTAGACACTTACCATCTAATGTTTTAAAGTTGGTTTCTCTCTTGGATGGAATATAGAGTGAAGGAGAATACTCGATTCTCTGCTTCACCCGCTTACCATCTAAGATACCTCGGTAAAGTATGTTATTACCGAATGACTGTACGTTCGTATAGAAGTTAGCCATTAACCTAAGATAATCTTTTGTTCTGGAACGATAAGGTTGGAACTGAATAGTTCTTCATAATGTTTAACAAAATCTTCAGATGGTGTATAAGAGTAGACCACGTGTTTTTTTGAGAAAGCCATAGTACAAGACTTCTGTTCACCGTGGATAGGGAATGGTGAGAATCCTACGTTGGCCTCACCGCCTTGGCCACGAATAACTGTGATTCCAACTGGATTTGAGATAACAAACTCAATTTCCGATTGGAATTCGAGGTCTCCGACCAC